GCATTTGTAAATCATAGTTCAGCACTCCATGCAAGAAATGTGGTTGCATTAACAGCCCTGCCAAATCCACCCCTACCAACTGTCAAGCCAGATGCAACAGTCAATTTTGACGCTCCGCTATCAACTGATGCAGCGGTAAAAACAGGAACAGCAGAACAGGTAAAATTAGAACCAGATTCTCCATAAGAATAGTCACCAGCAGTGCCAGATTGTTCTAGCGCAGTTGGAGATGTTCTTAAAGTTACTGGGTATGGCGTTAGTACGATGGCTTCAGTTGTCGCTTGTGTAAACGCACTTCCAAATGACCTACTGACTGCACCTGGAGTAGTTCTGTAATAGTACCGCTGGCATAAAAATAACTCAGTCCCATACGGGCGGTAATCAAACGATGTAGCTGTGCTGCCTTTTTCTAGCTGCACGCCTGTGATATAGAACGTGGCTCCGCTGGTTCCGACTACTGATACAGCGCCCGTGGCTGAGTTGTAGTTGGTTGCTGCCCAAGCACCAGCAGTACCAGAAAGAGTGGAGCCAGTACCAATAGAAAAAATTACTGAAATTCCAATTCCACTAGTTGTAAGCCATGTTCCTGTTGTATCGCCAGCAATAGTTACTGATGCTTGGGTCCAAGTGTTTGCGGAAGATATGGTGTATGTAAACGGGTAAGACCTGTTTGCAGCACTATTTCTTAGTGAACCGCCAAATGTTCCCGTCAGACTTGAGTACACCCAAAATGACAAGGTGACAGTTGCAGCAGAAGCAGTGCCCCACGCTAAGTCGGCTACGTTTAACCCTTCAATCTTTTGTTGTACATTAAAAGTTTCTGCTGCACCAACTGTATACGCAGATAGTGATGTACAACCAAGATAGTTTATGTACCCTGTTGGAGGCGTTACTGCCCCAGCATTTTGCCCAATCTTAAATTTGGACACAACACTAGTACCAACTGTCCATCTATCAAGATAATACGTACTGTTGACGGCAGGATTCACCTCAGTCCCAGCATTGCGCTGGTCAATCACCATCGCGCCGTTGATGATGCGATTTTTGAAGCCAAAGGTTGAGGCGGTGTCAAACTGCCCTGCAAGGGTAATACCCGTTGTGCCGTTTATTGCTAGTGTCATGGTGTTCCTTTAAGCCCAAGTGCCTACGTTGGTGTTTGCACCGGATGCACCCACTGGGTAGATCTTGATGAAACTTGACTGATATGTTGAGTACGCCCCACCGGGGGCGGCAGACAAAGAATACTGAGGAATGAATGTGCCTCCAGCACTTATTGACACCATGCCTTTTACGGTGTAGTACACGCCGGAAGACGCAGCAGTAATTGCAGAAGTAATAACAATCGCCGATACCCCATTTGTATCAAAACGTCCGGCACTTGTGGTATTTGAATCTGGTAAATTTCCACCATTCCCGCCAAATGCTTGGTATGTTATTTGATTAACTGTTGCAGTTCCACCTATAAGGAACGAAACGGTGTGTGAAGTTGTTCCAGCACTTTTTACAAGGGAAAAAACTATCTCAAACTCGTACACCGTGCTTGCAGATAGCGTAGCGCCCACGCCAAAAAGGCTTTGCACCCCGGTTGCGTCTGCTCCTACCAAACTAGCATTCAAGCGATAAAGCTGCATCCCCGGTACAATGCCACGCTGCGTGCCCAGCGGAGTGACGTACACCACTTTACCGTCGTACTCAATCGCACCGGCTGTAGCAGAGGTCAGGTTCGTACCCGAGGTAAGCAAAATAGCCGCAGTTGATGTAGTCCCCGCAGGAATGACCGCTCCAGCAGTGCTGGCTCCAGATACCAACGTACCCGTCTGCGCTGGCAGCGTCAGCGTGTAGCTGCTGTTCGTGTTGGGCGAAGCAATGGTCAGCGTGCCTGTGCCGCCTGCATTGCCTTGGATTTGTACTACGCTCATATTTTTTCCTTAAACGACTGACCAGACAGAGCCGGTCGGCACAGTAACAACTACGCCGGTAGCTACAGAAACTGGGCCAAATGTGCCCGCGTTGTTGTTGGTCGTGATGCTGTAGCTGGTGTTCACAGTCTGACCGTTCTCGTAGAAAATCTGGTCGGCTCCACCGCCTGTAGCACCGCCGCTACCTGAGACCTTAATAAAGTCCGAACCGTTCCATGTGCAGATTGCCGAACTGCCCGCGCCGATAGTTACCCCGGTGGTCGGGCCTGTGCCGCACAGCTTGATGGACTGGGTGCTGGAGGTTTTGTTGACGACGATGTAGAACTGACGGCTACCTGACGATGCCGCCGGGGCAATGATGGTACGGGTTGCTGTTCCAGCCGCCGTCCAAAGGATGACTGCGTATTGGGAAGAAGTGCCGCTGAGAGATGCGTTGGTGGTCTTGGTGAGCGTTACATCTGCATCAGTGCTGATGGTGTTTGTGCCTGCAACCGCCGCATCAAGATAGGCAGTGATGTAGTTGTTGACCGTGTCACCCCATGTACCGGACAGTTCGCCCGTTACTGGAAGGGCAAGGCCCAAAAGTGCGGAATAAGCAGTTGTCATGTAATCATTCTCCAAGAGAGGGAATCTTCATCCCATTCATACATATTGTCGTCCACGGGCCGCTCCACTGGCGGTTGCCATAAGCAGGTGTCTTCGTTCAGCGTCCAGCTATTGTAGGGCTTTGGCGGTATAAACGCATCCCGGCTAGGGTCGTAGGTATAGCCTACTGCTGCGTAATTTTTGCGAAAGTTGCGGTTATACGATGTTTGTTTCCAATTGGTATACCCGCCCGACCAGTTTATAAGAAAAACTACTCCCATAACTTCTACTTCAACGTTGTTAACCATTAGTTCGTTATTGTGGACGCAATGCACTTCTACCACTACGTTGTTCTCATCAAGTTTTGCAAAATGTGCCATGTTTAAAACGTAATGGTTCCGTTGCCTGTAAATTTGTAGTACCGGTAAGTTGCGTCTGTTGTGACCGTTGGACTTCCAGTAGTAGATGCCGCTACTGGAAATCCTATGGAATACCTAAGAATAACAATTCCTTTACCGCCTGCGCCTCCAGTAACGCCCGCAGCAAGTCCGCTACCACCACCACCACCGCCTGTTTCATCTGCGGCTGAAGTTCCAGAAACAGAGCCTGATACACCACCATTACCACCGCCGCCTGCACCGCCTTGACCTATGGGATTCCCAGATGTAAACACATCTCCACCGCCACCGCCAGCATAATAGTTGCCCGAACTTGTAAGTGCAATGCCAGTGGTAGTGGCCGTTGCTGGGGCGCTCATAACAAAAGACCCTGCACTACCAGAAACTATGTATGTCGCAAGGCTAGAAATAGTCGCGCCAGTGACGGTAGCAGTTCCAGTAGTGTTTGCGGAAAATGTTGTGGCAGTAGTGCTAGATGACGCGACTTGATACGTTCCGTTCCAGCTTGCGCTAAAAGTAAGTGTGGTAGACGCTACTGTTTGAGATATGTTTACTGTCCAACTTAATGCACTGCCACCAGTAATATAAGTTCCAGCAGTTACGCCTGTTCCTGTTACAAGCTGCCCAATTGCAATACTTGTACCAGATGAAACGGTTAGAGTATTTGCTGTTATAGACCCTGTAGTTGAAACTACAGAACCCGTAACCCCAGCAATCGTAATTGCCATACCCGCAGCGAATGGGGCTGAACCTTGAGTTGCATAGTTAACCGTAACTACGTTAGCCGCCGCTGTTATGCTTGTAATTGCTATAGATTGTGCGGTTCTAATGCCAGTTCCAGTAACCTGTGTTCCTGGTACACAAGCCCCTGCGCTTGTGGCAGTAACTGTTAATGTTGTAGAACCAGAAGTAATGTTTCCCGTTCCAGCAAATGGGGTGATAAAGTTAGTTAGTACACCAACACCACCAAATCCAGGCTTTTGATTTTGTAAACCATATTGACCAACACCCCCAGCACCACCACCGCCACCGCTTGGGTAATTAACTTGCCCTCCACTAGAGTCATTACCGCCCCTGCCGCCAGCATTGCCTTGGCTTGATGGAGTCCCATTTGCTGAACCAGCAGCATTCACCACACCGCCAGTTGTTGCGCCGCCACCGCCAGAACCACCATTACCACCAGCGCCTGGGGAAAAACGTCCATTTCCTCCAATACCGCCGCCAGAAGCTGTTATGGTAGTTCCACCAGCAATAACACTATTACCACCAGCAGTTGCAGATGTAGAAGAGTTGTAAATACCACCAGCGCCAGCAGCGCCAACTGTAATGGTGATTGCGGAACCTGGGGTTACAGAATAGCCTGTTGAGGTTAAATACCCGCCTGCACCTCCACCGCCACCAAAAACACCGCCGCCGCCGCCACCTGCAACCACCAAATATTCAATATCAGGTGTATTGTATCCAGGCCATGTCCCCGCTTGCCTAGCTTGCATTGCTTCTGTTTGCGTCCATATCCCAGCCGCAGCGGAACCGCTGGTAGGCGCAGCCGTTGCAGACAGAATGGAACCTTTATAACGATTCATTAGCTGATGGCCTCGTAGGTAGCAACCATTTCAATAGAGTTAGTCGTTCCAGATGTCACTACAATGGATTGCGCCTCACCTACGTAAAGCATGGTGCTCTTGTCCACCACTACCAAAGACGAATTTCCGGGAACACTGGTTTGGTACGTCAAACGGTACGCCGTACCGCCACCACTAATTGCGCTGTTGATGGATACCGTAATAGTCGCAGCAGTTGCTGTGACGTTAGTCGCCGTCATGGTGTCAATCTTGTTGACGGTTCCCGCTGCGGGCGTTAATCCAGTCCATGCAGTAGCTGTTGTAGTTGTCGGCACAAGGTAGGTAGTCGCTCCAAGGATGGAGGACAAGTTGACCATATTCGGGTTTGCCATAGGTTTCCTTTATATTCCAAACACCATAGCCATCATGATTGCTTTGCCTTCTGTAATAGAGACATTGGCAGGGTAGGTCACAAACACTGTTACGGTTGCCCCGAACGTGCTGACTGCGGCGTTGCTGTTACTGGACGAGATTATGGTGGTGCGGGTCAGGGTTGGGCCAGAGGTTGCATAAGTTCCAATCCCAACTTCCCAGTTGGTTCCATCCGTGGCTGAGTAGTACGTAGTGTTAGTGTTACCGATGACAGCAAAGCTCTGGTAGCCGGTAGAGGTCGTGCCTAACGTGAAGCTGACAGTCGTGTTGGCTGTAGCTGCTACCTGTACGCGGTCTGCTAAAACAAGTGCCATTTATAACCCTATGTCGTTTCAACCAATTCCCATTGGTCTGTCTGCGCGTTGTCAATTGTACCCCAGCCCGGTGTCTGAGTGGTGCTTGTATTGCTGAAACTGGAACTCTGCGCATTGTCAATTGCTGCCCAAGCTGCGGTCTGCGCGTCGTCAATATTCTGCCAATTTGCGGTCTGGCTGTCATCAATAAGCTCCCACAGCAGCCGGAGTGAGCCCGCATACCCAGAGGCAGAAACCCCGGATAGCTCCATAGTGATACCAAAGCCAACGCTACCAACCTGACCTTCTGCGGACACAGTGTTGATACTGAGCGGGGGAACCACTGTCCCTACGCCACCGTCGGCCTGCACACCAGTGAGCGCGGCCTCTTTACTGAACCCGATGTTGCCAACTGTCCCGGCTGCTTCAACCCCTGACAAAGCCAGCGTCAAGCTGGGGGTAACAGAATCTACCGTTCCAGTTGCAGATACCCCGGTTAGGGCTTGAGATAGGCTGTAGGTGGTGGTTCCAACTGCTCCAACGGCTTGGTTGCCCGTGAGAGCGATAGTAATGCTTGGGGTGGCTGTGCCAACCAAACCAGAAGCTGCAACCCCAGAGATGGCTTTGGACAGGTCATACGTTACTGTGCCTACCGCGCCATCGGATTGAACTCCGGTTAAGGAAACTATGTGGCTATAAATGACCGTGCCAACTGCCCCGGAAACCTGAACCCCTGACAGGGTGATGGAAACCCCTACAGAGACGCTATCAATAGCGCCAGTGGCTGCTACGCCTGTGATTGGCGTGTCGTAGCTGACGTTTACAGTGAGGTTTGGGGATACGCCACCCCAACCGTAGTCACTCCAAGCCCCTGTGCCCCATGCGTAGTTGACTTGGGCTTCTGCACTGACTCCAGTAAGCGCAAATGTCTTATCAACTGACGATACCGAACCGGTTGTTCCGGTGGCTTGAACGCCAGATAGCCCGCCCGCAGCCGTGGCTCCAAACGGCGCAGCGGAAAACGGGTTTATACCAAACATGGTTTACACGGCCTATAGCCGCCCCGCTATTAGGTTGTAGCCAGACGCAGCAGTGCAGTCGTCGTGGTATTAGAAGGCATTGTCAGAGTCAACGTACCAGCAGTGATGGTCTGCGAGGAGAACGTATGGACGCTGATAGCCTTGTTACTCTGGGTAGAGTTGTAAATCAACACCGTATCAAACGCAGTGGACAGAGTGACGGTCGTGTAAACAAGGCTTGCTGAAGGAGTCCAATAACCGACCCCTGCCGTAGCCGACGAGTTGGTAGACGTAGGAGCCGTTGCATTGGTTACCGTTACACCACCAGCCGTGTAGTTGGTTCCTGATACCTCACCAGTAACCGTGTAAACCGTAGTTGCTGCATTGATGGTTGCCGAAGCAAGGTACAACGCGGCTTTGAGAGTGTCCGTGGTGGGAGAAGTCAAGCTACCGCGAGACACAATGGTGGAAGTGCCAAGTTGGTGTTGGCCCAGCATCAGTTCACCAAGGAACGAAGTGCACATACTTTGGGTGTTTGCCACGATATATCCTTAAAAGGTTGCGGTTTCGCCACCAGCGAAGCTGGGGGATTGTTTCAACGTCACATGCGCAGAACGATGAACAAGCTCACCATCCAGCCAATACTCATCCCACACAGTCAGTTCGTTCTCGTTGTCAATAGTTCCAGTGCGGTGCTCCAGCAGGGAGTCATCCATATCACCTTTGGTTGTAGTAACAATCAATTTGAACTCCTGATAAGTGCAGTGGTAGCCGTGTTAGCGGGCATGGTGATTGTAAACGTAGTGGTAGAAGTTTTGTCTGCACCAAAATCAATGACTGCAATGGACTTGTTCCCCTGCGTCACGTTGTAAATCAGAGCGCACCGAGCCGTCAGTGCAGCCGTCCAAGACACATTGGCCCAGTTCACATAGGCGGTGTACCCAGAGGAGCTGATAGCAACCCCGGTCAGTGCCTGTCCGCCCGCCGTGTAGCCGGATGCCACCACTTCGTTGGAGGTGGTATATACCGTGGTGTCTGCGCCCAGACTCACATCACCGGTGTACAGGGCGATGTAAATGGAGTCCGTGGACAGATTGTGGACAGCCTCGTACAGCTCCTTCTTGAAGCTAGTGGTCTGCGTCTGGACAATGCTCATGCCGCTACCTCAAAGCTGTTGGACTTGCGGACATTTTCTGTGCCCGGAATGACTTGTAGATTGTACGGCGTGTGTAGCCCAGACACGGTTTTACCTTGTAGGGGGATGATGTGGTCTACATGCCAAGAGAACCCAAACATCTTGGTGCGCAAAGCTGCAAGTTCATATGCCTGCCCAATCATCCACTTTTCATCCGCTGTAAGCCATTTGGGGTTACGCATACGTTTTTTTGTTTGCGCTGCGCGTGTGTAGGTTAGAACCTTAGCTGGGTTTTCTTTAGCCCACTTTTGAACATGCGTTTTTATTTTTTCCGTGTGATTTACGTACTGTGTGGTGTTGTGTTGCTTTACGCTTTCCGGGTTGTTTTTACGCCATACAACAAGATGCTTGGCTCTGCACACGAGGCACTCACCGGTTTTTGCCCGCCTATCTGCTACATGACCACGCACGCAAGCAGCGCCAGTAAAGTACCTTTTGTACCCTCCAGCTAGTGCTTCTTTACGTGTGCTTGGCATCATGTTACGGCCTGTCGGTACTGACCGCTCCTATAACTATCTTGCCTTTCAAGGCCGTCTCCAAGGCGCTTGGCAAGAGCCAGTGCTTCCTTGTATTTGGTATCGTATAAGGCAACCAAATCTGGTTCGCCTTTTTGAAACGTATACGCTTCAACCAAAGAACCGTACAGCAACACGGTATCAAAATTATCCCCTAGCCACGTATTGGTAGCCGTGGTGATGGACTCAGGGTAATAGTAGTAGTGAAATTCAGCATCGTAGGCCGCATCGGGCGTAGGCCCGAGGATTAGCGTCAACTCCGTGGTGATAGTTGTGCCAGACACAGCAGGGCCAAACAAAGCGTAGTACTTAGGAGTCCCAGTATCCGTTGGTGTGGGATATGCCTCACGAATGAAGTTCACATCCTTGTTCAGCAAATACGTGTACGGGCCAGAACCTGTGTAGACCGCCAAGGAATACGGCGCAAGGAAGTCGTCAGGGGTCGTCAGGTACTTATTGCCTGACGTGATGACACCTGTTTGGTTTTTACGCAGCGAAGGGAACTGCACCGTGTTGTAGATGCGCTGCTCCGCTTGCTCAATGAAGCGGTTAATCTGAGCCGTAGACGAGACCGTAGACGAATCCGCAAGGGTAATCGTCGGAAAGTTGTTTTCCGTGTAGGTCTGTATCGCCGCCGAAAGCTCAGAATAGTTCATGCCATCGGGCCCCTTGCCATCAAGCCT